GACGAAGACGACGAAGTTCTGTGATGATTGCGCTACTCGATGCTGACATCCTCTGTTATCGGGTAGCTGCCACCACCGAAGATGAACCAGAGGGGTATGCACTCACTACGATGGCTACCTCTCTTGAAGACTTGATGTTGTTTGACTTGGAGGATGTATATGAATTTGAACTATACCTCACCGGAAAGAACAACTTTAGATATGACATTGCAAAGACAGCACCCTACAAAGGAAACCGAGTTGACAAACCACGACCAAAGCACCTACCAGCGTTGCGTGAGTATGTCAAATGGGCGTTTGGCGCAGTGGAAACAGATGGTCAAGAAGCAGATGATGCTATTGCCATCCGAGCCACTGAATTGGGTGTTGATAAATGCGTTATCGTCTCTATCGACAAAGACTTCTTACAGGTTCCCGGTTGGCACTACAACTTTAACAAAAGGGAAAAGACATGGGTAACACCGGAACAAGGCCTGCGATTCTTCTACACCCAAGTGTTGACGGGGGATATTGCAGACAATGTGAAGGGTGCGCCGGGGATTGGCCCCAAGAAAGCGGAGAAAATCCTTGCCGATGCGAAGACGGAATACCAGCTGTACCGGTCTTGTGTGGAGGTAATGGGCGAAGAACGTGTGTTAGAGGATGCAAGGCTGTTGTGGCTTCGCAGGACAGAGAACCAAATGTGGGAGCCGCCGAATGAAACAGTTTAAACTAGCTGGTGTTACTTGGAAAGTTGTTGAAAGTGAGTGCACTGAGTTGGGCTTCACCGACCCAGAAAACGCACAGATCATCATTAACAAACGACTAACAGGACAATCCAAAGACGTGACGTTTTATCACGAGTTAGTTCATGCCATTATGTTTACAATGGGTGAACATCAGCACGATGAACGGTTCGTTGAAGGGTTTGCACAGCTGCTGTATCAATATGAGAAACAGCTACAACGGTGATAAGTGGACACCGGCTAAGTTCAGGGCTTGGGTTATTGGTATCCTGCGGCGTGCGATGATGCGCTGGGAACCGAAACGTGATGCTCTAGAGGAGGCTTGTGTTGGTCAGAGGGTTAACAAGAGGACAGGACGCAAAGCTAAACATTATTGCTGCGCTGATTGCGGTGATTTGTTTGTTCTACGGGACGTTCAGGTGGATCATATTTCCCCTGTAGTCGATCCAGAGGTAGGCTTTGTAGATTGGGAAACATTCATCGATCGTATGTTCTGTGAGACTGATAACCTTCAAGTGTTATGTCGCCCCTGTCATAAGTCAAAGACAACGACAGAGGCTAAGGTACGAAAGGAAAACCGATGAGTTATAACGATCCGATTGTGTCGTTTCAGTTTACTCACGCCAAAAGCGATGACGAAACCGAAGCGACAACCAGTATTGAGCACAGCTACATGACTCGTGAATCGACACCGTGGATGCCTATCATGCTACAATTCGCTGCCTTCCTAGAGGGTTGTGGGTATGTTGGTGTGTATCAACGTGTCAGCGAAATGATTATGTGGATGGAAGAGGAACAAGATGAGAATTCTAGTCATTCCGGATTGTCAGATTAAGGATGGTGTTCCGACCGAACATCTTACGTGGGCAGGAAAGGCTATCTGTGACTATCGCCCTGACGTTGTGGTTAATCTGGGTGATTTCGCTGATATGCCTAGCCTCAGCAGCCACGATGTTAAAGGCAGTAAATACTTTGAAGGGTTACGTTACAAGACTGACATTGCAGTAGCTAAAGAGGCCATGCAAAAGCTGTTAAAGCCGCTGCGTGACCTACAATCCCGACAGAGGACAAACAAGGAAAAGGTGTACAAACCCCGACTTGTTATGCTGATGGGTAACCATGAAAACCGCATTGACCGGGCAGTGAATAACAACCCGACCCTTGAAGGTCTAATAACAACCAAGGACTTGTGTTATGATAAAGATTGGGAAGTTCATGATTTCCTTCGCCCTGTCTTTATTGATGGCGTGGGTTTTAGTCATTACTGGCCTGTGGGAGCGATGGGGAGACCTGCCGGTACTGCTGCTGCTATTATCAACAAACTTCATATGTCTTGCATTGCTGGGCATCAACAAGGGAAGCAAATCGCCTATGGGAAACGTGCAGATGGAACTCCTATCACTGCTATCATTGTTGGGAGTTATTATCTGCATGATGAGTCCTATATGGATCAGCTTTCTAATCGACATTGGAGGGGCCTTTTAGTTATGAACGAAGTAAAAGACGGGGCATTCGACGAAATGCTGCTTTCAATGGATTATTTGCAGCGTAAGTATGGAACAACGACTAATTGATCTGTGCGAAGCGCTAAGGGAGATTGATGAGGTTACATTGCTCGATCTGTTAGAGATAAGAACAAGTGATCTCATTGATAAATTTTTAGACGAAATCGAAGATAAGATGTCACAACTAGAAGGAGAAATCTTCAATGACAAGTAACATGACCCCATACCAAACGTACATTGCCAAAAGCCGTTATGCTCGTTTCTTGGATGATAAAGGACGACGTGAGCACTGGAACGAAACAGTGGCACGATACTTTGACTTCATGCAGAAACACTTGCAGACTAAGCACAACTACACGCTTAGTAGCGAATTGCGTAACGAACTGGAGAGTGCTGTCGTTAATCTGGAGGTCGTTCCGTCCATGCGATCGATTATGACTGCCGGTGAAGCGCTGGAGCGTCAGAACATCGCTGGTTATAACTGCTCGTACCTGCCCATCGATGATCCGAAAGCGTTCGATGAGGCCATGTACATTCTGCTGTGCGGCACTGGTGTTGGTTTCAGTGTTGAACAGAAATACGTTCGTAAACTACCAGAGATTCCGGAGAAACTTTATGAGTCAGAAACAATCATCCACGTCAAAGACAGCAAAGAAGGATGGGCAAAATCCCTTCGACAACTCATTGCTCTACTCTATGCAGGAGAAGTACCTAAATGGGATGTTAGTGCTGTTAGACCAGCAGGAACACGCCTTAAAACGTTTGGAGGCCGTGCTTCCGGCCCAGAACCTTTGGTCGAACTCTTTGCGTACGTTGTGTCAAAGTTTAAAGGAGCATGTGGTCGAAAACTTACAAGCCTTGAAGCCCATGACATCCTCTGTAAAATCGGAGAAGTAGTCGTTGTTGGTGGTGTCCGTCGCTCTGCTATGATCAGCTTGTCTGACCTCAGCGATGATCGTATGGCACACGCTAAGGCAGGTAACTGGTGGGATGGTAACGGACAGCGTGCGTTGGCAAATAACAGCGCGGTGTACGATGTTAAGCCCGATGTTGGTCAATTTATGAGAGAATGGTCATCTATCTATGAAAGTCATTCAGGCGAGCGTGGCATCTTTAACCGATACGCTTCGGAGCTTCAGGCGGCTAAGAATGGTAGGCGTGAGTTGGATCGGGAGTGGGGCACTAACCCTTGCTCTGAAATTATTCTACGTCCTTACCAGTTTTGCAATCTTTCTTCTGTTATTGTTCGTAGCGATGACACTGTGGATCGACTTCGGGATAAGGTTCGTCTGGCAACGATTCTGGGGACTTTTCAATCGACGATGACCAACTTCCCGTATCTTCGTAAGGTGTGGCAAACGAACACTGAAGAAGAGCGTCTGTTGGGTGTCTCGATGACAGGCATCTTGGATAACACCTTGTTGAACAATCCGGATGATGAAAAACTACCTGACTTGTTGGAAGGACTGAAGAGTGTCGCTGTTGCTACTAACGCTGAGTTTGCTGATGCTATCGGTATCAACCGTAGCGCTGCTATCACTGCCATTAAGCCGGAGGGTACAGTCTCTCAGCTTACGGGCACGGCTAGTGGTATTCATCCTCAGCATAGCCAGTATTTCATTCGCCGGGTTCGTTCTGATAACAAAGACCCTCTGACAGCTTTCTTGAAGAGTCAGGGCTTCCCATCAGAACCTTGTGTTATGAAACCTGACAGTACCACAGTGTTTAGCTTCCCTATGGCAGTTAAGGCTGGTGCGGTGTTCCGTGAGGATTTGGATGCGATCAAGCACCTTCGTTTGTGGTTGACCTTCCAACGTCATTACTGTGAACATAAACCTTCTGTTACCATCTCGGTGCAGGAGCATGAATGGCCTGAAGTTGGAGCGTGGGTATGGAAACACTTTGATGAGATAACAGGGGTATCCTTCCTGCCAATGGACGGTGGAACGTATCGACAGGCTCCTTATGAGACTATTGATGTTTCCGTCTATAATACGTTGAAGGCTCAAATGCCGGAAACGATCGACTGGGAATCTTTCCTAGAGAACACCGACAACGTTGAAGGTGCGCAGACTCTTGCTTGTACGGCTGGTGCTTGTGAAATTGCCTTCTAAGGTTGTCATAGCTATGCGGGTGGTCGAGATGATCACCTGCATTCACATCATTGTTAACACATGGCGACATTTTTGAAAGGAAAAACCATGAACTTTAACCTCGAACAAAACGAAGCAGCATTCATCATCCGTGTTATTGGTGGTATGCCTACTGAATCCGGTGCATTCCCTCTGCATCAGAAGCTGGTGGCACAATACCAAGAGCAAGACAAACAAGAAGGCGTTGAAGACGCTAAAGTGGTCGAGTAATGGTTGTTATCAAATATCGACTAGGCATCGGTTTTGATATTGAGCATAACGAGGATATCCTGCATTTGGTAGAGTCTAACGAAGACGACTACGAATCACAGAGCCTCGTTGCTTATCAAGGACTGATTATCAAAATACCATTCTTTGCTATCTACATCGGCGACTTCTACGACGCTGAATAACAAAAAGCCCCTGCAGCATTACACTGTAGGGGCTTTTTCATTTCTAAGAATATTACTTCTTAGGTGGTTTTTTACCTTTAGATTTGCACGCCATATTATTTTCCTTTCATGTCAATGATTTTCTCAAGAGTACGTCCACCGAAGTAGAAGGACATAATTAACATACCCCATTGTCCGAGCAGTTCAACATAGGACTGATTGGTGTTAATTCCGTAGGCAGACATCAGAGCAAAGGTAAAGTACCCCGCTAAGATAGCTATAAGGGTCATAGGTCGAATATTCTTACTCAACCAACTGTCACTACCCATATCGCTCTTCAGGCGTTCTGTGAGGTTATCCTGCTCAGTCTTGAACATCTCAGCATCGTTAGCCATCTTAGCTAATTCCCCTGATTGTGTTAACTCTAGCAGTTTCAACTGCGCCTCAGCCTTCTGTGCGGGATCTGGGAAGAATTTATCTAACAGCTTACCAGCAAAAGGTAATAGGGTATCTAGTAGCATCTTTACCCCCTTTCATCAGGGTATTTACCCTTATTAAGTTGGAAGTGAGGGCCATCTTTGAAAGACACCCAATCACCACCCCACTCAACAGGAATATCCATACTCTTAGCGACGGCTTTGATGTGAGCTGCAACAGTATTATAACGATCAAATTCCCATGTGATCTTACCGTTCTCTAGGATAGCAATATCCACAGCATGTCCTGACAGGTGACGGCTACGCATTGTCTGGCTCTTACCGGCGTTAAACAATGCTTGCTGTTGCTCTATAGTGCGGACACCCTGAGTGATGGAAAAGTCATACGGAGACTGTTTAATAGCCTCCAGCATGACCTTCGCCAGATCAGGATGTACACCGTCCAGATGTTCTGTGCTTTTTTGACCGAACGAAAACATTAGTCTCTCCGTGCTTCTTGACCAGCAGCAACACCGAAGCGTTGCACCAGAGCAGTCGCTACTTCAGGAGACGAGGTGTTAACCATACCACGAATAAACACATCCATCTTACCTTTGGGTACTGCTTCAAGGAAATCTGCCAGTTTCTGTGGATTAAGCATCATATCGGCAATGAATGCGTCCATCTTTTTCTGGTTACCTTGTTTGATGTAACGGAACAAAGATTCAGCGATAGTTGCAAGACGATCCAAAACTTTGATGTCAGGAATAGCCTTACCAAGTTCGCCTGTGGGTTTTTCCACCTTAGAGGTTAACAGAGCAGCTTGCTTGGTTCGTTTAAGGTCAGCAGCGACATTAGCCACGATAGACATCTCACGAGGGGTTAACACATCGCCAAGAGTCTTTTCTGCCGTAGTCTTCGTTGCTTCCTTGATCAGCGGTGCAGCTTTGTCAATAGCGGAAGCAAAAGCACCAGCCTGTTCGACATCAAACTTACCACTACCACCCAACTTGTCCACCAAAGCCTGACCGACCTTCATCCGATCCAAACGCTGACTGTACTTGGTGTAGTTCTGCAGGTAGTTATCCCACACAGTAGACCCAGAAGCCTTCTTAATGGCCTCATCAATCGTATTCTGCACAGAACTCGACAGACCAGCTAACACCTTTTCGTTAGGGGTTACATTGCGACCAGCCAACGAGGAACGGATTGTGTTACCCAACTCTTGACGTACAGCATACAGGTCAGCGCTGTCAATAACACCATTCTCGGATGACAGATCACGCAGCTTCTGAGAAACCTCTCGCAGTGCTTCTGGTACACCATCTTTAGCACGAATGCCTTTGGTGTTAGCTAACGATTCCAGTTTGTCGATTACCGGTGCAGATTCGAGTGGGAAGAATCCTTCATCTTTCAGACTCTTCAGTTGCAACTCTTTGAAGGCTTTTTCTGCCTTACGTTGATCAACAATATTACCGGAGTCAATGGCAGCATTCTTAAACTCAACAGCACGGTCAGCGTTAGACAACCAACCCGGCTTACCCTCAGCGGCTCTAACACCGGCCTGTGCGGATTCTGTTGCTGTTTTACCCTGCACTTGAAGAGCCTGAACAGCACCTTGATCACGAGCAGCAATGTCAGCTTCCAAACCCGGAGCAACCTCACCGTAGATGTTCGCTTGAGCCAAAGCAGCTTCACGGGAAGGAGCCGTAGCAGCCTCACGAGCAGCCATCATTTGTTCTTGTGTTATCCCTCGTGGCTGTGCGATGGTACCCAATGCTTGTTGACGTGCAGCAGCTTGTTCAGCCTCACGTACCGCAAAATCAGGAGTACGACCAACTCGACCTTGTTCAGCAACCAACGAAGCAGCTGAAGGCATATCTGACAACGCTTGAGCAGCGGTAGGCTTAGAACCAGCAACAAGTTCACCAGCATTTCGTAGCTTGTTAACCACCTGTTCTTTTTCCGGGCCTGCTAGGTTGTTCAGATAATCACGGATAGCGTTCTGTTTGGCATCCTTAGACAAGTTAACGTCTTCAAGAACCTTAGCTACCTTACCTAAACCAAGACCCACAGCAGGGATAGTGCCACCGACGAGAGCACCAACACCTGTTTGGAAGGCTTTGTCACCCCAATAGTTCTCAGTGTTTGTCATCGTGGGTGTAGAAGCTGCAACAGCACCGCCAACAGCAGCACTTTTACCAACAGCACCCAGAGCAGTTTTGGCTTCCAACGCTTTACCGAGAGGCAGCGCCATTGACCCAACAAAGCGAGTAACCTCAGACGTGTCACCGAACTTGTCGTATTCCTTAACCCACTTGTTAATCTCATCCTTGGAAGCATCGCTGCCCAGAGCGTTAACAGCAAGTTGAACTAAACCAACAGGAATATCCATAGCTGCTTTGACAAAACCACCAGCCGGAGCAGTGATGGTCTTGTGCAGAAGATCAGCGATACGATTTAGTCCTTCTTCTTTTGTTTGTTTTGAACCTAGCTCGGGTAACAAACCAGCACGTCGAAGACCAGCAAAGAAGCCAGTGTCCTCTTCTTGTTGTTTAGCTTTTGGGGCTTCTTCGGTCTTTGCTTCTTCTTTGGCTGGGGCTTTATAGTTGGCCTTAGCGTATGCCAACACTTGTGCTTGAGAAGCGCCTTCAGGGGCTGTTACTTCCAATTCAGTGCCATCAGGTGCTGTAATTACATAGGTAGGCATACGTTTCCTTTATTTCTTCACTGAGATAGACCAACCAGCGTCTTCTGTTCCATAACCACGGGCTTTGATGTAAGCGTTGTTGCTGGTGATAACTGTACGCTGAACATCCTTAAGTTCTTTCAGCGCTTGTGCAACACCGGCATTGCTGTTACGTTCAAAAGCACTAGTCAAGCTGTCATAAGCACGTTGAGCATCGCCTTCAGTCTGTGTACCTTTAGCGGCCTGCAAAATAAGGTTGGCTTGACGCAACAGGGTTTTCTGAATGCTGCCCATTTGCAAGGTGCTTTGTCTTGGATTACCACTAAATGAATCCAACCAAGCAGCTGTTTTACCCGACAAGCTGAAGTCAACAGTGGGCTTCTCAATCAAGTTACCCTTTTCATCTCGTTTGCCTTCCAGCATAGGCAGGTATCGGTCAATAACACCCGACTCAGCTTGAATAGTAGCAGTGAGAGCTTCTTTTTCAGCAACGTCTTTCGGTTTGTTAAGTGCTTTATCTTGAGCACGTTGATCCAAAGCATCTTTACGGGCTTGAGCAGCCATAGCAGCTGCATCCCTACGAGCCTCAGCAGCTTGTTTAGCAACATCGCGGCGAGAGAGGTCTGCAATGATTGCCGATGCATCACCATACTTCATAACAACACCACGGATTTGATCATCCGTTGCTTTCTCACCAAGCGCAGCCAAATCCTTACGCATTGCAGCTTCTTTGTCAGCCGACAGCTTAGCAGTAGACAGTTGTTGTTTCTTCAATTCCAAATCGGTAGCATAGGCCTCCACTTCGGTAGCCTTTTCACTAGCCTTCTGTGCTTGATCTGCAAAGCCTTGTTGAGTGAACGCTTGTGCCAATGCTTTGTAAAACTCAGGGGAAGAAGTATTACCAACTTGCATTCCAACTTGAGCAAAGATGTTTTTAACAGTGTTCATCTGTTGCATACGTGGATCGGAAGCGCCAGCACCACCAGCGCCTCCGGATGCCATAGCATCAGCACCGATGTCAGCAAGACCGGCACCGGTGGAAACGATGCCAGAATACTTACCGTAAGGAGAGCCTAGGGCTTGGTTTGCTTGTTGACGTTCTTGTGTGATCCGGGTTAACAGATCATTACTATCACTAGAAAAAAGTCCAGCCATGTTCATTCCTTAATTAAGAGAACCAACCCATCACAGTATCCCATGCACTAGAGATAACGTTGGTATCGGTAGAAGTCAGTTGACCTGCCAGCGCTTTCTGCCAATCAGATTCAAACGACGCGTTGGTGTCAAAGATGCTGCCCATGCTGTCCCACAATGAAGAAGCAGAAGCGCCTAACAGATCAACAGCCTTACCCAACACCTGACCGGTAGCGCTAACAAGGTTCTCACCGACCTTTTGTACACCTTGGTTAATCAAACTGTTGATGGTGTTAGCAGCTGTTCCTGTAGTGCCACCTGTTGTAGACAATGCAGACAGCGCAGAGGTATATTGCTTTCCTCGCAGAGCCGCAGCAGCGCTTTCAGCCGTCAACTGTTCTTGCAGGCCCGTACTAGCCAAGTTACCGAACAAAGTACCAGCAGCCAAATTAGCCGATGCATTCTGTTGACCCATCGATGCAGCCAACTGAGCTTGTTGCAGCTGTTGAGCCGACGGTGCCAATGCCTGAGATTGCAACTGACCAGCCTGAGTGATATTCTGACCTTGCAGCTGAGAAGGCAACTGAGCAGCGGAGCTACCGATGTTAAACAATGAGGCAGCAGTCTGTACATCACCTTGCTTGAGAGCTTGGTTAGCAGCAGCCAGAGCCGAGGATGCTTGACCTGCAGTGGTTGCTTGCTGCAACTGAGAAGCCTGCAGCTGATTTTGCAACGAAGTACCTTGTTGGCCTGCTGTGAGGAGTCCCAACGCACGGTTCTGTTGGTCTGTGGTGAGTCCAGAGATGCCTTGCTGAGTACCAACAGCTGCTTGACCCAACCCCAATGCACGAGCTTGTTGAGATGTTGCCATCTGTTCTGCGTTGGTCAATGCACTGTAGGCGCTACCAGCTCGTTGTTCTTCAATGGCCTTCTGCATTGCCAGTTGTTCAGGAGTACCCCCGTACATAGCAGTGGTAGTGCCCAAACGCCCTTGAGCACGCAGACGATTCTCCAAAGCCAGCTGCTGACGCTGCTGCTCAGGGGTAACCATTGCCTGCTGCGTTTGGAACAGCTGGTTAGCCATGTCTTGAGTCGAACCACCAAGACCACTTGCTGCTTGTTGAGCCTGCTGTGTGTATTGTTGCTGCAGTGTTTGAAGACCACCGAGACCACCACCGATCCCCGACATCCCCGTGGCAGCTCCCTGAAGAGCCTGTGCTGTGGTACCCTCAAGACCTGTTGGAGCACCGTAAGCAGCACCAGCGGTGCCAGCGATATTACCGAACATGCCAGAGAGGTTCTGAAGCTGTTGATTGCCAGTAGGTGACAAATAACCACCAACTTGACCAAAAGCAGCCTGCTGAATACCGCTGGTATCAGGGAGAGCTTGACCGTACAAACTACCCTGCATAGCCGTAGCAGCATTGACGTTAGCTTGCTGCTGAGGGGTTAACGTCTGAGATACAACACCCGGAGCCGTCTGCTGCACTGTACCCAGAGCATTCGTCAGTGTGTACGGTGTAAATTGTGTACCTTGTGTTGCCTGCTGTGCCAGAGTACCGTAGTCGCTGGCAGCAGAGCTACCGAGAGCACGCAGACGAGCAACCTGTTCGTTGATAGCCGCTGAAGAAGCGCCACCAGTGAGGCCACCAGCGCTCAAGCCGGATAACAGGGAAAGCCAGTCTTGGGTGTTATAAGACCCTGTACCGGTAGTCCCTGCAGTGGGCGTAAAAGAATAAGGAGAAGCAGGAAGACCTGAAGCAATACCCGCAGGGGCTTGGTTCCCGATATTCGCTATACCGCCGATTTGAGTAGGCTGATAGTTAGTTGGAACATCGTCAAATAAATACGGAGAAGCGGTTAGCAAAGCCATCAGTACGTACCTCCACTAATTGTTGCACCGTCTACAGTAGGAAGAGTCACAGTACCGGTGAAGGTAGGAGATGCTTTGTCTGCCTTGGTGTTAACAGCTGTTTGAATGTTGTTGAATTCTGTGTCAAATTCAGCACCACGAACCTTCTTATTTGCGTTACCGCTAGGCAACGTATCCTTTGCTGTGAAGTTCGTCGTCTTTGTATATGAACTCATACGGTTCTCCCGCCTTTAACGAATATGCTAATCTGTTGAATGGATAATGGACTGCCATTGATCTGTGATTCAAAACCAAGCTGAAACACACGCCCTGTTTTGGACAAGTTAATTGATTTCCTGTTAATAATCTCACCAACAGAAAACTCAGCTACGGTGTATTCATCTACTCCAAACTCACCAGCAGCGCTATTAGGGAATGAAAACACCCGTGAAGTGTAGTTAGAGCCATAATCTACGTCCCATTTAACAGAGATAGTAGACCCACTGCCACCGATGATAATGAACGAAGCATCTTTGAGCATCTTCAGGTTAGATGGAGCACCTACGTCCATATACGTTGTGTAATATGACATTGTGTACGCAGCACCATTGTCCTGATAACCATCATATTTACTAACTCGAAGCGATGTACCCAGATACAACGTGCGGCTTCGGCTAACACAGAATGCTGTCGGTGTTATCGAAGACCAAGTTGTTACCCTGAATGATCCGTCCTGCAACTGAGAGCGTAGATCAAAGCACCATACTTTCTGCAGTGTCGGTATGGTAACAAGGTAGAATGCTTCTTTCTCGTAGTATGCACTCTTGATAACACCAGCTTCACCAGAGAGTTCTGCGAGGAATTGGTCACGAACGTTCTTTGATAGGTCTCGCATCGGGCTACTCTTTTCTTGAATAACACGACCGAGGCTTCTAACACCCGTATCAGACACAAAGATTAGGTCTGTGCCAATGTCCTGTACGGAATCCCTAGCAACGCAGCCCACACCGTCAATAACGTCCCTCAGAGCCATTGTAGCGGGGTCTTGTGCGCCATCATAGATGCTGATGGATTTCTTACAGAACACCACCAAAGACCCGTTAAACGCTGCCAGATGAACAATCTCATCGGTACCGTTGGTGAACACGAATTCGAGGTCAATAGCGCCTGCAGTGCCTCCGGTGAAATCCGTACCGATCAACGTATCAGACCAATGCACTGTGGTTTTGTTCAGGTTGGTACGTGCCATCCAGATACGACCGTATGCTGACAGACCAACACCAGCAGTAGTAACACCCGTAGGCATTGTTGCGTAGCTGTTCAGTGTGTTCCAGCCGACACCTACGTTATTAACAACGGGGTTCTGTCCTTCTTCAAAGAAATAAGCATCACCGTTAAACGACATGCTCTGCCAATTTCCTGTAACACCTGTTCCTGCGTGTGTATACTCTTCTGTTACCACACCGTCAGCGGCAAGGCTGTAGAACTTGTTACCGCCAGCAAAGAACAGCGAGGTTGTTCCGTCTTGGTTAACATGCTCATGGATGCACTGTACGGTGTCAGCAGCATCGGTGTCAGAGAAGAGGACGTAGCCCTTACGAGCACCGATACGTCCGTATGTATCAATAACCGCATTATCTGCAACAAGTGCGAAGTTCTCACCTACTGCAACAGCCCCTTCCTGACTATTAAGCCCATAGAAGCCGGGTGCGGAAATTGTAATGGGAGTTAATGCGGATGCTGTCATTATACTGTATACCAGAGGGTTTCATCGCTAAACCGACCAGCTTCAATGGCGATTTCATCAGCCAAAGCACTGCGGTAGAGCATGTATTGATCATTACTCAAGCGACCACCGTCTTCACCTCGTTCGCTGATCGCTCGTGCCAGCGCACCGAGAACAACAGGCTCATAAGGCACCTGCAACACATCAGTGTTTGCTGACAGATCATCTTGAGGGATAGTGACGTTGAATCTAACAGAGTACACACCGTCGGGGATAGGGTACAGATCAACTTTGCTGTCTCCATTGCTGTCTGTGCCGTTAAAGCCATAGAAGGACGGTGCACTGCGAGAAACGTCTGTTGTGAGGAATCGCTGGTTCATCCACTGTGCAGAACGAGGCTGCAACAAGTAATTTGATGTGTCGTTTACCACATCGGACAAACGGAATCGACTACCACTACCACCCAACGTGTAATTAAACACCCCGTCAGTAGTATTAACAGAAAGGGTGGTTCGTAGAGCATTCCAGTCCCAAGCAGCTTCCACTTCTTTTTTCACGCTGTTAACATACTCACCGATCAGTTTTGAATAATCAGTTTCATTAACATCAGTGACTTCGGTTTCACGCAATCTGCGCAGCACCGCATTGATGATTTCTAGGTACGTCATTTGTTATTCCTAATACAATGAGTATAACAGATATATGCTTAACTGTATGCAATATACGGTACAGTTCCTTGCTTTATCAGATCGAATGTTGCCATAGCACTCTGAGTAGACCCTGCTTCTGGTGTTATAAGTATTTTATCACCACTTTGAAGCACCAACTCACCATTGCTAAACTGAATATAGGTATGGGAAGCCATAGGATACTGCTGAATTATATAGATACTTGTAGCAGTGTCGTTTTGATACCATTGTGCTGATGTTGTTTTGTTATTGGCATCCAGATTAGAGATGAAAAGCATGGAAACAATGGCTTTATAACCAGTAGGTACAATGAATAAAGTGTTCGCTGTACCCGCTGTCAGCTGTTTACCTACCGACTGTTTCATTTCTTCTTCGTTTTCTTAGCTTTACCGGCCTCTGACAGAGCAATGGCAATGGCCTGCTTACGATTTGTAACAACAGGGCCACCTTTGCCACTGTGCAGAGTACCTGTTTTGTATTCGTGCATAACCTTACCGGTTTTCTTTTGAGCTTTAGTAGCCATGTTTGTTATCCTTTAATTAGATGATTAGCAAACCAAGTGATGATACCACCAGCAAAGGATGCTATAGCCATTCCCATCCAGAAACCACCCTTGCTTTGGTTGGCTAGGGCTAAGAGAGTCTTGATGTCATTATCCATCCCTACAATCTTAGCCTCTAAACCTTCAACCTTAGCCAATAGTTTCCCATACTCTACAGGATCTATCGGCTCTGTCATTATTTACTCCAAGGTGTGCCAGATGCACTTACGGGGTTCTTCTGAGCCTCAATCTGAGCCAGCACAGCAGCTTCCGTAGCAGCTTTGTCAACCTTAGCCCATACCCACTCAAGGACAGTAGCTTCAGTCAGTGACTCGTAAGGGATAGACAGTTCACCCTCAAAGCCACAAGAGGCATAGACGCTGCCAGAGAACTCTTCGCTACCGCTGACCTCCACACCAGAGCAAATCCAGTGAGCAGTGGTTACGAAACCATCAGCAGTTTTACGGTCAAGTTGGGAGATTTTCCAAGAGATAGTCATTTCAGTTTCCTTTACAGGTTAGCGGCATCCAAACGTGCCTTGAGTGATTCGATGATGGCTTGTTGCTCTTGAATCAAGGCCACAAGGTTTGCCATCACTTCAGAGCTAGAAGGTTGGATAGACTGATACACAGGCTTACCTTCAGCGTCCACCTCATCTTTTGTCCCGTTGCCAGAATACTTTGCAACTTCCATGAATTCGTGAGCGATAAAGCCAACACCCTTACCAGATCCATCCCACCAGTCCCATGTCTTAGGTTGCAAAGCCATCACAAAGGCTTTTGCACCAGTCAAAGCAACAGGATTGTTTTTGAGTCGGTAGTCAGAGGTCAGGTTGTACAGAACGCCTGTGGTGCCATTTTGGGTGATGGAGCCGATGGTTGCGCCGTTGTACCCAAAATACGCATAAACGGCCCCAGAAGCTGTTCCGTTAATGTGATTTTGTCCAAAGTAGCCCGCTGTATCTGAGTAGAAGCCGTTGCCATTGGTGTTTCCGGAAATCGTTTGCCCCCTCAGCAAGTTACCGCTGGAGTCGATGCGGGCGCGTTCGGAGCCACCGTTGTAGAACGTGATAGGGCCAGCACCACCTGTTTTTGTAAAGCGTGCCTCAAGACCAGATGCAATAGACGAAATCAGAAAATCAACGTTGCCTGTTGCTAACAAACGCATATCTGCTTGAGTAGCGTTTTCAACATCCAGCATATAGCTAGGAGAAGTACGACCAACCCCTAAACGCCCACTCGCATCCAGCGTCATGTTCGCAGAGCCAGCACCCTTAACAAACCAGTTGTAATTACCAGAACCATCAACTCGAAAGGTTCCGTTATCAGCGCCAGATTTGGTGAAGTAGATACCTTGCGTAGAACTACCATCAACAATTAGTCGTGTATCTGCGTTTCCACCAATTTGAGCCACACCATTACTAGCAATACTGCTTGTAAGACCAATTAACAAACGCCCACTCGCATCCAGCGTCATAGCCTGCGTAAAGCTGATGGCGTTGCCTGCTGTGCCGGAGGGGGCGGTGAGCCAATAGTGAGCGCCACTTTGCTGTTCGTACACGGCAGGTGCGTAAGAGCTATTTGCGTACTTCCAACCGCTGTTGAAATAAGCGCCCTGCGTATAGTCCGTGGTGTTGACAGCACGCCCGCAAACAGCCGAACCCGCATAACCAGTTTCAAAAGCTTTTGAACTCCAAGCACTCGGCGTCACCCCGAGGCCGAGGTTGCCGGAGGAGTTGAGCACCATACTGTCCGCAAACCCGTAGTTCCGCGCTTGGAATACAAGGTTTGCAGTGAAGTTGTCCGCGCCCAATCGGCTGACGATGCGGCCACCGGAGTATCCGCCGCCAGAGTTTGTGATCTGAAATTGAAGACCGGCACCATACGAAGATGCATAGGCACCAGTCGTTACTGCTCCGACAGTCAAGACCGATTGATCGCCAGTGTTTGTTGCGCCAGTGCCATACAAGATACGACCTTGACCCGAGACATCCAACTTAACACCCGGCGAACTCGTCCCAATGCCAAGACCTGTGGAGGTCAGGCGCATTTGTTCGGAGCCGCTTGTAGTAAAGACAATCGGATAACCACCAGCAGTCGACAAATCAATTTGTCCATTGCCTTGTATTGATGTAGTCCCGCTTGCTGTATTGTTTACAAGACGAAGCGAAGTTCCATACGTATCAATCCATCCGTTTCCACCGCCAGTAGAACCTACAAACTTTAATCGAGGCAAATCGCTGGCCGTCATGGTCATCACACTAGTCCCATCAAACGTCAGCGCACTGCCACTGGTCAGGACTTTGGACGCATTCAAGAATGCTAGGCCGTTGGCGGTTCCCGCAGAAAGAACAGGGTTAGCCGTCAAAGTAGCTACGCCAGTAACACCCAGAGTACCGCCTACAGTTGCATTACCAGCAACAGCCATCGTAGACGGATTTGTACCCACCTCGACAACGTTACCACCACTGTCTTTTGTGTACAGTCGTTTATCCGTTACGTTAACAGCCAGTTCACCTTGCGTCAAAGAACCAGCACTAGGCACTGATGCCGCAGTGCTGCTGTTTTTCGTGATGATTGTATTTGCCATTAGATTTCCTTAGAATGAGCCACCGTTGATGGTGTCTGTCACAGTGATGTATGTAGAAAGAGTGGATAACAGATTACTATAACTTGTTGCTGCGCTGGTAGCTGATGATGCAGCCGCTGTAGCCGACGATGCGGAGTTAGAGGCGCTTATTCCTGCGTTAGTCGCGCTAGTAGCAGCAGCAGAAGCACTAGAAGCAGCGTTTGTTGCACTTGTGGCAGCAGCGGTTGCTGATGACGCAGCTGCTGTTGCACTCGTTGAAGCGTTAGATGCGCTAGTAGAAGCATTACTCTCACTTGTTGACGCTGCAGAGGCGCTAGAGGCTGCACTGGTAGCACTGGAGGCTGATGACGTTGCACTGGATGCTGCATTGGTAGCTGATGTAGCTGCTGCTGTTGCTGATGTCGAGGCACTGGAAGCACTGGTAGACGCAGATGACGAACTGGAAGCTGCATTAGTCTCACTTGTAGACGCTGCTGACGCTGATGCTGCTGCTGCCGTAGCACTAACACCCGCTGCGGTAGCTGAGGATGTCGCTGATGTTGCCGAAGACGCTGCCGACGTAGCACTGGTAGCAGCTGCAGATGCACTGTTAGCCGCGCTGGTAGCATTGGAGGCCGATGATGTTGCGCTGGACGCTGCATTGGTAGAGCTGGTAGACGCTGCTGTGGCGCTGGTAGACGCTGCTGAGGCGCTGCTGGCTGCGTTTGTCTCGCTGGTAGCCGCTGCAGTTGCTGATGCCGCCGCTGCCGCTACGTCGGCTGCAACAGAGCTAACAGAAGCTACCAGAGCTGCTGCTTCGTTTTTGCTTGTCGCTGCTGCATTGGCGCTGCTTTGTGATGCACTGGCATACGTAGCCGCTGCTGTAGCACTGGTAGAAGCCTCGTTAGCCTTTACCGTGGCAGTGTTCGCAGCTGTTTCTGCAGCAACCTGTGCTTGTGTTACTTGCGAGATGGATGCGTCATTGACAGCATCTCCAGCCCCGCCTACTCCACGATAATAAGATTGCTTAAGATGTTTATTCTTTGGAAAATCACACCACATGTTTGTTTCCTTTTGTCAAGTTTACCTTAGCCGGTATAACCCTCAAATTCCACGGAACATGCAAGCCACAGACCTCTTCTCCTTTTAATGGGACAATATGATCTACATGAAACTCTATTCCCATGACCTTAGAGCACCAGTCTCTCAAAGCATACTCTGTCTGTATATCTTTTAATTGTGCCTCAGACAACCATTTAGGAGTTGCTAGTAGTTTTGAAGCTCTTCGTTTTGCTTGTATAGCTGCGTGTTTATCTTTAGTCTTTGCTTGATAACGTTTTTGATTTTCTTTAAAACGTTTCATGAAGACAGGATCGTGTTTATTTGCAGTAAACCACTCTGAAGCTCTTTTTTTGGCTTCTTCTCTGTGCTTCTTAGCGTACTCACGGTCTCTTTGTCTTTTACAATCTAAACATTCATCAGCGAGGCCATCTTTTTTACTTTTGTTTTGGCTAAATGATGTTAAAGGTTTTTGTGAAGAACAATGATAACACCATTTAGTTTCCATTACTCAGCCTTCTTCTCTTGTTTTTTAACAGGGGGTGTAGGTGCTTTAACTACCTCTACCACCTCTTCGTATCCGGGATGCTGTCGCATTTGATCAATGTCGTGTTGTTGTTTGAATTCGACAGTGTTCCCACTAACTTTACACTTGAAAATAGCCATTGTTTTCCTTTCAGTAAGTACACTTTGTCAAATATACTTAACAAAAGAGGGAAGACCTCCGAAGAAGTCCTCCCCTTTCAGCTATTAGGCCGGAATAGCGATGGCAACAGCAGCGTTGTCACGCATTTCAGCCACACCGTACAGCATGTCAGCGGTGAACAGGGTACCGAGGTATTCCTGCTTGTACTGAGTTTGCGAACGGACACCCATCTGTTCAGCCAGAACGAAAGCGTCCTTGTGGAACATCAGGCCAATACGGTCAGAAGCGCTGGTGGTGTCAGCATTGGTGGACACATACACTTTCACGCCGTAGATGTCACCGATCTGACCGTTGCGGATGCTGTTACCGCCACCAACTTCGCCGGTGAAGGCTTGTTCGGTGAAGCGAGCCAGACCCAGCAGCGTGTTACGAGCGACGGGAGGCAACACCAGCACACGACCGTCCATAGGCACGTCTTGGTCGTCCAGAGTCTGCATCACTTTACGGATAGCAGCGTCGGTCAAAGCAGCGGCGTTGGAAGCACCAGCGGTGTACAGGGTGGAGCCGTCGGAACCGATAACAGCCTTGTTGTAGGCGTTGGTGCCGGAGCCACCTTGAACAGTACGACCCAGAGCAACCAGATCGCTGTCAACGGCTTTAGCGATGGCATAGCCAGCGTCAGCAGTGTAGAAGCGACGCAGGGAAGCCTGAGACTGTGCTTCGGTGATGTCTTCGATCAGACGGCTGTATTCCTTGTGCTTGTTGATGTTCACAACCACTTCCGATTCGGTAGCGGCGATCAGAGTCACTTGCGTCGAAGCGGCCTTGTCCGAAGCATTGCCACGGGTAGGTTTCGGAACGTGCAGAGTGTCACCCTTCTTGCCACGGAAGGACATCTTGTTGACCAGATTGGCCATCACGAGGTTGGATTTATAAGCAGCAACAATCTCATCACTCCACAGTTCGGGGATGAAGGTTGCAGCGGTGGTGTTAGTAACGTGGTTAGTACCGAGAGCCATAATAATTTCCTTTTAAGAATGTTTTAACGAACCCTACGCTCTTCATAGGCTTTCATGATTTCAGGTTGAAGAGCCTCATAGCGTTCTGGGTCATTGCGCATGAGTTCAATGATGTCAGCACGTCGGAAAATCTTCTTAGATGTTTCACCAGTACCTTTAGCGCTTCCCGTAGATGCTTGTTTGATCTGAGCACTGCGATTAGCCTTCTCAGCGGCTACAGCGTTGTTAACCACACCCTTACGTTCCTTGAATCCTGACAGAATCTCGTCAGCGGCTGCAAAGTCGTAATTCGCATCGGCGCGGGCAAACAGTTCTTTGCGCACAGGAGATGCCGTAACCCACTGAACAAACTCTGGACTACCGATAATTTGTTGGAAGTCTGGATGTGTTGCTGCAAGTTGAGCTTGAATCTGCTGTCGGCGCATTTGAACAGAAAGCTGTTCGGCCTCTTTGATCTTGGGATGGTTTTCAATAGCTTTAGCTACTGCTTGGTCTGGGTCTGCGAAGAAGTCAACGTCTTCGATCTTTTCCGGGGCTTGTTGTTTTTTGGTAACGAGTTGTGCTTTGACATAATCATCAACCACGCGGCGCAGTTCGCCTACTTCAGAACCTTGTCGTCCAAGTGCTTTCTCAGCCTCTTGGTGCATTCTGATGATTTCCTTGATGTCTTTATTTTTGTAACGATCTGGAATATCATCTTCAGCGGGTTTAGCTTCCTCTACCGGTGCTGAGGATTCTTTAACCTGTTCTTCAGATACATTTACGAGTTCTTCGTTATCCGCTAGGTTTTCGACGTTATCGTCGCCTTCGTTATAAATAGTTGCCATGTAAACTCCTGTGCTTTACAGCATTCTCAGAATAAAATTATGCGGGTTGCGACCTATCAGCCGTTCCGCTTCCTCTCGTGCTCAATCTGCTTCTTACGGTCAGTTTCCCATTTGTAATAAGCCCCCGGAAAAGCGCCAGAGCAGCCTTCCAACTTAAAACTAGGTGCTGACACTAAGCGATGAGCACTGCTACCACACTCTGAACATTGGGTTTCTCGGGTGTCCGACTCCACAAATGCCTCAAAGATATGGCCTTTGTCACATTCAAAATCAAATAGTCTGCGCATTCTCAAAATCTTCGTAGCTATTAATAATTGCTTGCTCGTAGCTCAGAATACGGGATACTGCTTCGATTTGACCGCGACGAAACCAGAATTGTTTCTCGTCAGGAATGGTCGTAATGTCCTGAAGAATTTCCATATTGTCGGAAATGTCTTCTTGGAACTGCTTCCATCCTTCGGTATTGAACAACTCTAGTAAATTTTCATAATACTTAATAAGTTCCGGATCAGTCGTCATCTCTTTTTCCTTTCTTTTGGAGAGATGTCTCTATTTTACAACACTTAAGGTTGACTTACCATGTTTCATATGCTACAATAAGCGTTTTAACAAGGAGAACCTATGGTATTTAGACCTACACTAACCCAAGAAGACCTTAACACTATCTGTACACTGGCAGCGCAGGGTAAGCGTTACTCTGAAATCCAAGAAGCAATCGACTTCAAGGTATCAAAACAACGTGTATCTCAAATCTGCAAAAAACTTAAAATCAGTGCTCGTTCTATTCGCGCTAAAAACGAAGAAAATGCACATGCAGATAGGATGATTGCTAAATGGGGTGTTAACTGGAAAGATGCCGATCTACGTAAATCCTATGTTTATCAGACGATGCGAGAGAAGTTTCGACAAAAGAAAGCGAATGCAACTCGAATCGGCAAAGCATGGGATATTGAATTTGGTGATTTAGAGTTTCCTTCTCATTGCCCTATTCTCAACATTGAACTAAACTACTTCAATGAAGAGATTTCAGACAACAGCCCTTCGTTTGACTGTCTTATCCCTGAGCGAGGTTATGTGAAGGGCAATGTCTTTATCGTTTCTCAGCGGGCTAATAGGATTAAAAACGATGGCACAGCGGACGAACACTGGGCCATCGCAGAGTTTATTGAACTGAACGCTTCGTAGCCATTTGAGCCATAGCGATACGCTCGTTACTCTTAATATCCTGTTCTTTGAGCATCAGTTCAGCCATCTTCGCCCGTTTAGCAAACTCAGCGTCATCGGCGTTACCAGCTTGCAAATTGGTGGAGATGGCAGCTGCCAACTTAGCCTGAACAACTTGAGGTTCCAACTGAGCCTCAACCATTGTCTTCTGAGCCTCGGCTTGATACTTCTGAGCTTGAGCTTGCAGAACAGCCATTTGAGCCTGCATCTGAGCCATCTGAACCTGCATCTGCTGCTGTTGCGCTGCAGCTGCTTCGGGAGTCGGTTGGTTGATCTGTTGCAACTTGGCCTTTAGTTCGTCGCGGTTGCTGATCGACATATTTTCGATAACAGCTTCCACCAACATCGGGTACATCGGGCTATCTTGACCCAGTGTTTGCAAAAGTTGCACCAACTGAGTTACTTCATACTCACGAGCAATAACACCCAGCGAGGAAGAAGGCACAAAACGGTAATCACTGACAGGATATTCCTCCGGCGAGTATTGCATGTAACGCCACGCCGTCTTCTCGATCATCGGAATCAAGAAACTCTCTTGGAAATTGATCAGCGTGCGCTTGTGACGCTTGATAATCGCACCCAGAGACATGGAAACAGCACCAGCAGCTGCCTCGCCATTGATGCTGCCGGGGATGCCAGCTGCGTCGATAGCGCCAGTAGCCATCTGCACCATCTTCTGCAGTTCACCGGCTTGAGCAAAAGTCACCTGATCAAGACTACCAAACTTGAAGGGCTGCAGAATCTCTGCTGGGTTGCCGTTGGTCAAGATGGTTTTACCCGGACGAACCTCCAACTTAGAGCCACGAGGCATACGAGATGCATCCATAGCGATCATTGGGTGTACGGTAAGGGCCAGAGCATCGATACGAGCACGCAACTCAGCATCCAAGGCCTTCTGGCTGTTATAACCCTTCTCGCAGACACCACGACCCCAGAAGCGACCCGGAACAACGTCCCACGGGAAAGCAACAACAGGGCGATCCTGCATCATGAAGGGAGATTCTTCCACCTTGAGCAGCGCACCACCGTTAGCGACGATAACGATGGCCTCAACATAGCCAGTTTCTTTATCTGTTTCGCCTTCGGTCAGGTCGCTGGTGTCCTGCTCTTCTGAGTCTTTCTCGGTAGTTGCATCAACGAAGAGATGACGGGGAACAAGTCCGTAATACTTGGTTAGACGTACCTTATCCTCAGTGTACATCGTCAAGTCTTGGTCGGGTTCCAGCTTAGAATCTGTGTTAGCCACATCCAGCGTTACATCATTGTAGATGCCATTCTGAATATTCAATTCAACTTGGTGTTTTGGAACGTATTCGTCAATAACAACACCGATAGACTCCTCGATAGACGACGCTACGGGGTCGATCAGGAAGTTCTGAGGCATGATAGGGCGCAGCTTAACAACCACGCGCTTACGCTTGTTAACACCCACCGCCTTCAGTGCGCCGTCCATTACAGGTTGCGATGCAGGGGTAAGATCATCAATCTCTTCCAACACCAACTCACCAATACCAGTGCCAAACACAGCAGCGTTCAGCAAACACTCAGCAACAGCCTTGCGTGTCTTGGTGAAGTTGAAGTCTTCTGTCAGCTTTTTGCGTAGAACAGCGATGTCTTGTGGGTTTTGATCGGCAACATCGTCACGGATGTCAAACCATTGACCACGACCAAACGTAGCTTCTTCCACTTCAGCCACAGAACTCTCAACAGCTTGTTGCAGAGCAGGCGAAATGAGACGACTACGCTCGCTGTCTCGGGTACGATCAGAAGCGTCCCAAATACCGCGCCACAGACGGTAGTATTCGTCGAATTTATCGCGGTAGGAGCCATTGTAGTGATCAGTCCACGACTCCACCTTGTCCATGACCCATGATTCTAGTTTCTGATCTGGGTAATTGTTTTGTTCTTCCATGTTCGTCCTTAGTCAATAGAACTATCAAAGGGAAAATCTTCAAAATCGTACTCTTCGCTGGCCTGTTTAGCCATTTCTAGAGCTTTCATCTTCAGATCATCAATAGGGCCACCGGGTTCTTGGCTATCGCAGGTGCGTGTAGGAGAACAAGTGATGTCGTACAGTGAACACCAAGCAACAGGCTTACTTTCAATATCAATAAACGACGGATCAACCATCGATGTCTTGAAATCTACAGCCTCGTTGTCATCAATGCAGTTTTTGATGAACGTGGTGGCGATGTAATGCTCACAGTTGGCACACAAACGACCACGAGCATCACCTTCTGTACCGCCCCAGATAGCTGCTTTGTCCTGCCAAAACTGATCGTTGCTCTCTTTTGGGTTAGCAGGGCCAAGACCGTGTTCTGCAACAGTGGACAAATGGTGACGAATGTTTACCTTGTTGCTAATTATTGAAGGAGGGCAGTTCATATTAGTATCCTGACACGTTATCTATCATCTCATAGTCCTCTTCTTCGTAGTCGAGGGCATAAGACACTTTAGCGAGTTGTTCGATGTATGACAGAGCATCGATCAAGTCATCGTGCACCATCGGGTTTGGGAATTGGAACAGTTCATCGAGGAATTCGTAGTTCCAGTCACCTTTATTCAAGACGATTTGTTTGTTCTCAAAGCGACCCTGAAGTGCCCAGACGATACGATCTGTTTTCTTCTTGTTACCATGAGACAACTCGTCCACTCGGAAGAAGGTTTGTTGACGCTTCATGATGTCTGTCAGGTAGGGCATAACAGCTTGACGGGCAATACCACGTTCAATACCCACCGCTACCGGCTCATACTTCTGAACAACATCAAATATTTTCTTAGCCGTCTGCTTTACTTCCCACCGACCATAGATGATTTCTTGAACATACCACCCATCTTCGTTGGCTTTGACGACAGCAATAGCACTGTTGTCCAACCGCTTACTCTTAGAGGATTTGGTTCCATCATCAAAGCCTGCCAAGTCGATAGCAATGTAATAATCTCCACGATCGGGTTCCTCTTCGTCAAACTTAATCCACTCTTCTTTGAATAAATCACCTCCCTGAGCCTCAAATGAAGCCATAAATTCCTGACGAAACGCAAAAGAAGACATGCTTTTCTTAGCTGCCTCGATTTCGTTGGGGTCTAACAAGGGATTATCAAAGGATGTGAAGTGAAATGATGTGAATGTTGGGTCATCGCCCTTACCAGCGTGCTGATAGAGGTCATAAAAGTGGTTACGACCCATCGGAGTGCCGATGAATAGAGCATCACCCTTCTGGTCAGCCAGCGCAGGACGCAAGATTTGTTCCCACACCTCGGGCTTCATGTCGGCATACTCGTCCATAACGAGGAACTTTAACGACACACCGCGCATTGTCTCAGGGCGATCAGCACCCTTAAGAGAAATGGTGGCACCGTTGATGAGGCGTATTTGCAAGTTGTTGATGTGCGAGCCGGAAATAACAGGATGCCCAACCTCTAGCAGCGTCTGCCACATGATGTCACGCGCCTGTCCTTGGGTAGGAGCAACGTAGAAGACGTGTCCTTTGTCGGCTTGCAGTGCATATACAATGAGGAGATACGCTGCCAACCTACTTTTTCCCGTTCGTCGGCCTGCTGCAACCACTTTGAAACGATGCTGGTCATTCCAAACTTTTTGCTGCCACGGAAGTAGATCAATTTTTAGATCAGCCATAGATTAAAAACCGAAAATCGAACCAACTAGACTCTGACGTTCTTTAGCGGAACGAGCAAAGGGGTTCTCAAGACCTGTTCCACCAAAAGGAACATAGAATCCACCGTCTTGAGGCTGTTGTTGGATAACATTTGTTGTCACAGGTTGCGCTGTTGTTGTCGTTGTGGGCGCTTGCTGTACACCAGCCAGCTTATTAGCTACAGACGGGTTCTGCTGCATGTAGTCAGAGAACTTCTTGTACATATCCACCGTTGGCGAAGAAGACGCTAAAACAGCATTTTGAGCCATCGAAGCAGCTTCCAGAGGGTCATAGCCAGCAGCAACAAGGTTTTGCTCGATAGCAGCTACGTTATTGTTTGTTTGTGCTGCCAACTGAGAAGCGTCAGCTTGTCCTATTTCGGCAACAGCATTAGCGTCAGACGACTGAGTAAGCAGACCTGTGTTAGATGACAAGTTGGTTAGTTGGTCTGTCATCAACCCTTCTGACACACCATTGGTTGCCATAGAAGCAGCAAGACTAGCAGCGCCAGAAGAAACACCAGAAGACGCTAGGATTTCACCGATCTGAGACTCACCGATCCCCTGTGCTGCCAGCTGTGCGGCGTCAGCAGCGATAAAAGAAGCATCAGCAGCGGCTCCAGCACCGACAGCTGTACTGCCAGTTAACAGACCACCGACAGCACTTCCTAGGCCACTTAATGCAGCGGCTGTTCCTACATCTTTAACAATAGGGACAATACCACCTCCGTTAGGATCGAGGCCTAGCACATTGTCGGCAATGTTACCGACAACAGGAATATCATTGATAAGACCAACGCCGGTATCAACGGCATTGCTAACAACGTCTTTTACACCGCCTACAACGCCACCGACGACATCGCCAACAGCATTTCCAATGTCAGATACTACGCCGCCCATAGTTTATCCCTTTTCCAAATTTGGTATTCTTTATTCTCGTGTTCTATTGTTTTAAGATAACGAAAACCGAAATGTTCAATATACTTTTTAGATGGTGTGTTAACGGAAGGATCGTATAACACGTAGAGGTCTTGCTGTAGGTGTTCTGTCAGGATTCTCCACTGAACATCCATATCTTTGAAGATGCTCTTGGAGAAATCGGTGACAGTACAGTGAACCCATAATACACCAGCGTGGGGTTCTAGTTTAACGACAGCATAAGGAACAATGATAACGGGTATTAGCGGGTAACGATAATTAGACATCTATGTAGTCGTTCTGTGAGGAATCATCATCCTCGTTTTCATCGCCGCCCTCGCCAATATTCACCGAACCCCCGATGCCACTGATAGTGATGTTAACAGAAGGACGACCTCCTCCGTTTTTATCCTTCTCAAAATACGACATGGGAAGCAGACGATCAACTAACAGTTTCCACGCAGCAGCTTGATTCTTGTGTTCATCATCCAACGCTGCATCAAGGATTGTATCAAAGACTAGTTTACTCTTCGGTGAAGCAATTAAACGAGCTTTGAATTCCTCGATAGCTGAAGCATCTCCCTTTGGTCGTCCAACAGGGCGCTTCTTCGCGGCTGCAATCTCACTCTTCTTTGGTCGTCCTCTGCCACGCTTCGCTAAGGGATTAACAGATGAAGGATTACTAACTTGTTGCAGCGATGCTGCTTCATTGTTTTCTTCGTTGTTCATAAGTGTCCTATGTTATCTATATAGGTTATGAAGAAACATCATACTAACAGTGCAGTCATCGAACTCTAGTTATTTTAATTATAATTAATAAACCAACTAGAAGTAGCACAGAGTCTATGAACCCACCGTCATAGTCTATATAGTAGCTGTTTTCTTTACAGTACACTTATTCTAGCATATTTTTCCTTAACTGTACATGTTATACCCTACATAGGGGTTCTGTGAGGATTCTGCTTGTCAACACCTATGTAGTTTTTTTACAACACTAGCTCGTTTCTCTTCAACATGCTTTTAACAATCCTTCGCTTATAACCAGTTTTTTTACAGTACTCATTGATCTTTTTATCTAGATCACTTGTTAATCCATGAGCTTCTGACAGGTTATCTAAATAGTGAGCAACGTACACGTTATCTTTTTCATAGTGACCAAGGTCATCTTTTCTACATAACACATGGGTAGCTGACGGGTACTTACCAAAGGTGTTATACAGGTCATAGTAGTCTTCAAAGGTCAATAAAAACTCTATAGGATTTCCATTCTTGTCTACCCTGTTCTTAGTGCTGGCCTTCTTACTGTACCACTTCTGTTTCATTATTTTTTCATCCAGTTGTGTTGTTGTCATGTTAATCCTTTAAAAGTTACTCGATGCCTTGATGTTAACAGGTTTTTAGAGGTTTGTCAAGTCTTTTTTGACTATGTAATTTAAGGTGTATTTAATGTGCTTTTAAGTTCTTTAATAATTCATTAATGATCTGTTAAATCTACCCTTTTTTGTATCTAAGAGGGTGCAACAATTTATCAACAGCGACAACCCCCTCCCCCGGCCCTGTTTCTACGCAGCCATGAAAGTTATCCACAGGTTATCCACAGACTATGCAGGTCATCATAGTTATCCACAGGTTATCCACAGGGTAGGCGTGAGTGACGGTGAAGGTGCCCCTACTGACATTCTATACAGTACTGTACAGACATACAGTAGTCAACACAGACAAGGCAGACAAGGCATAAAATACTGTACATCCATACAGAAATGTAAAGAATTGTAAAGTAGATGGACAAGGCTATGTTATGCGATACAATGCACCCATGTTCAACAAAACCTAACAAGGTGCAGACAATGAAACAAGACACAATCTATATGATTCTGACATTCGCAGTATTCGCTGCAATCGGTGTAATGCTTGCATACTGAACAAGGGGCCTAACATGATCAAACTATCGAAAACAAGCAAACTTGACGGTATCCTATCATGGTCGCTGCAGGCCATTGAAACATGTCCGGGTGCAATAGGTGCTAATGGTTCATTGGTTGCAGCTTGCAGCGGGTGTTATGCCACTACGGGAAACTATAATTACCCGAACGTGAAAGCCCCGCGAGCGTTCAACAAACAAGACTGGAAGCGTGATCGCTGGGTTGACGATATGGTTGCATCCTTAGATTCTAGCCGTTACTTTCGCTGGTTTGATAGTGGCGACATGTACGCATTAGGATTGGCTGAAAAGATTTTGCAGGTTATGCAGCGTACACCGTGGTGTAAGCATTGGCTACCTACACGCATGCATAAATTTCCTAAGTTTTCGCAGGTGTTAGCCGATATGCAGGCATTGGACAATGTTATGGTACGCCCTAGTGCCGATACAGTTGACGGTACGTTTGATACTTGGGTGCATGGTAGCGTTATCATTCCCGATGCAGACAATGCACCGTTAGGCGTTACAGTCTGCGAAGCATACCAACGCAGCGGTAAATGCGACGGATGCCGGGCTTGCTGGGATAAAAACGTAGCCACTATTGCATACCCTGCTCACGGTGCAAAAATGGCTAAAGTTATCCGTATCATGAAACATTCACAAGGAGTTTAACATGTTCTATACCACTACATATGACGTTAGCTTTGATCATATGGTTAACGGTACATTGTGCAAGGTTGACGCTAGGGCATATGGCGACGAATGCGACGGAGTATGCAAGGTTGAAATTGTCGCGGTATGGTTTGAAGGTGTTGACGTCGCAGAATTGCTCGACGATGCTACCTATGGGGAAATAGAATCACGCATTGACGACGAATGCTATGAAGACTGGGCGAATAGATAACAGTACAGACTGCAGGGTATGCTTAGGCGTATCTTGTGGCCTGCATTGTCGCAGGGGTAACCTAATGAGGTAAAACCATGTTAAAACCGATTGACGCACGCGAACAAGACTTGATTGTGCGAAACGTGATTGCAGCATGTAAAGACATTGAACGATTGAACGGGCGAGGGTATAAGTTTTTGTACCTATGCAGCGGGTTTATCGCGCATTATAACGTGAACGGGTTTAAAGCCTATTATGGCGACGGGCGTGCACTGCGACGCGACATTGCACAGTTTAAGCGTTTCAATCAATGGTCAAACTTTGCACCGGGTGAACGTGATGCAGAGTATTATCATTCTAAACGCGACGTGTACAATAAAATCTGCGAATGCTTAGGGGTTTAACATGGAAAACATAAAAACACTATTGCAGGCCATGCGTAAATGCAGGGATGCAGGCATTGACCTAGAATTGACATTTACGCCTGAAGATGCGAAGGCACTATTGGCTGAACTTTACGATGTACTTGCAGCCCCTGCAGTGATGGAGTACAATGCAAAACACGGGCAAGACAAATGCTGCACATCATCACATTAACGATTGTCTTGTTGCTTTGGTTGCACATTTAAGGATAACACATCATGAACAAACTTGATTTTTTTGTCTTAAACAGTGAAGGTCGATTCGTCACTGTAGAATTTATTAAAAAAGATGGTACCCTGCGAAAGCTAACGGGCCGCTTGGGTGTTAAAAAGCATCTAAAGGGAGGTGTAAGTACTTTAGATCCCGAACAGTACATAACCATATACGACGTTCAAAACAAGGGCTATAGGGCAGTAAACCGTGCTACAATTAAGGCTTTGACAATTGAAGGGGTACGCATGGAGGTAACATCATGATTTATCGCATAGTGCATCGTTCAAGTGGTATCACCGCATTCAGTAGCACCAGCAGGGGTTATGCCCTGTTATGGATGCAATGGAATGACACCGATGAAAATGGTGATATAATCGGACTTTATAAACTTGTTAAAGGAGCTGAATGATGCGATGCGTTGCTTGTAATAATATTCTAACACCATTTGAATCAACATTTAAGAGTTCAACATCCGGTGAGTTCTTAGATTTGTGTACTAAGTGTTACAAATTCATCAAAGAAGATGTACCTGTGGTGGTCAATAACACCCTTGAACATGAAGATGGCACGGAAGTTGCTAACTATATAGACAATGAAGAAGAGAACAAGTTAGATAATTATTGTGATGATAATTTGAACTACTACAATGAAGAGGAACATTAAAATGACAAACCAACTTGATATTGCTGATGAAGCATCATTGATCTATACAGTAAATGATTTTGCTGATGTTGCTGAAGATATGGGATTTTATGACATATTCTCAGCTTGTGTTAATGAACTAAACCGACGACGTTATCCATTTAACGATATTGAAAAAGATATAATCGGTGACCTGTTAATAACGAAAGAAACAACATGACATTTAAACAGAAACATTTGCCATGTCCCGATTGCGGCAGTAGCGATGCTCTGTCAGTAAACGAGGACGGTAGCACCTACTGCTTTAGCTGCGAAACGTATACAAGGCCCGTAGAGGCGTTTAACGACGCTGAGGTTACCGAGGTATCAACCGCACCACGAAAGCTCGTTACAAGCCCTTCTGATGCGTTTCTAGGGGGTTTTAAAGACCGACGCATCAGCGTGGACACCGCTGAGGCCTACAACGTCACACAGAACAGCAACGGTGATGTGTTTTTCCCCTATGTTGACCGCAATGGGGACGTTATTGCCTATAAGCGACGAACAGCGGATAAACAATTCTCTTCAACTGGTAATATAAAGGAGGGTCTGTTATTCGGTCAGCAGCTGTTCAGCAAAGGCGGTAAATATGTTACCATCGTTGAAGGTGAATTTGATGCACTGGCTACATATCAGATGTTAGGAAGTAAATACCCGGTAGTTTCAATTAAGAATGGTGCGGGTAATGCAGTTAAAGACTGTAAGGCCTCATTTGATTGGTTGGACAGCTTTGAGAATATCGTTATCTGTTTCGATAATGACGATGTTGGCAAGAAGGCCGCTGAAGGGGTGGCAGAGTTGTTCGGTGCAAAATCCAAGGTGTTTAAAGGTATTGAGAAATATAAAGACTCTTGCGATTGGTTATCAGACAAAGCCGAGGCACTGTGGTTAACCCGTTGGTGGGACGCTGAGGGGTATAAGCCTGAAGGAATCGTCACAGTAGCTGACATTAAACAGCGCCTGTTAGAACCTCCAGTGCCGGGTGTACCGTGGGCCTTCGACACGTTAACAGACTTAACGTATGGACGACGCAAGGGTGAGTTGTATGCCTTCGGTGCAGGTGTTGGCATTGGCAAAACTGACGTTTTCACACAGCAAATTGCCTATGACATCGAGAAGCTGAACAAGAAGGTGGGTGTTATCTATCTGGAACAGAACGTAGTGGAGACAGTGCAGCGCATTGCAGGCAAGTTGGATAAACGTTTGTACCATGTACCCGATGCAGCGTGGACTCGTGAGCAGTACATTGCCAGCATTGACCGCATTGAGCAGCGTGACCAGCTTTTCCTGTTTGAGCATTTCGGTGCGATGTCGTGGGGTGTTATCAAGAACATCATCCGCTTCTTTAACAAGGCGTATGACATTGAACACATCTACCTTGACCACCTCACGGCACTGTCAGCAAACGAGCAAGATGAACGACGAGCATTGGACGGCATCATGGCAGATATGGCATCGCTGGCGCAGGAGTTGGGAGTTGTTATTCACTTCATCAGTCACCTGACAACACCGGACGGGAAACCGCACGAAGAAGGTGGACGAGTGATGGAAAAGCATTTCACTGGCTCACGGGCCATTGCACGCTGGTCGCACTATATGTTCGGATTGGAGCGTGATAAACAGCACAGTGACCCTATTCAGCGTCAGACAACCACCTTCCGTGTGTTGAAAGACCGCTTTACCGGTAGGGCTACTGCAGCGAAGTTTGGTTTGATGTACAATAAGGACAACGGTATCCTGACTGAGGTGCCAATTCTTGAAGAGGAAGAACTGTGATAGTAGAACACATCATTGTAGGGGCCACTGGCCTTGGTTATCTGATCGTAGGTGTGCTACAATGGAGCAAAGGCGAGACAGCTAATGGTATGATCTGGACGGGGTATGCGTTTGCTCAGGTTGGGTTGTGGCTTAACATTAAGTGAGGAATTGAAATGAAAATCCAAATTGAAGAAGCAGACCTGCGCAGTGTGCTGGAAAAACTTGAGACAGCGTACTGCAATGACACGGATTGGGAAGACAACTACTACAAAGAAGGAATCACAATCTGCGAACAAGCACTAGAGCATCCAGCTATTAAGCAAGACTTAAAACCTGAACAGCCAGCACAGCAGTAGGAGCCGTTAGCGTAGATTGTTCATTTGCGCGGAATTCTATTCATATTATTGAGTAATCTCAACATGAGTATGATATTTTTCCGTGTAATTAAGGAGAATGACACATGAGTGAATACAATCCAGAATCGTGGGTGATTATCAAGATCATCAACGACAAGACAGACCAAGATGATTTGAAAGTGCTGTACAAGGTATTCGGTAGCTGGCGTGGTGGCTTTGCTGATGGTGACAGCTGGCGACTTAACAGCGGAATCACCAAAGTGGGAGAGCACGATACCTACTATACATTCTATGGTGCTAGTGGCTCTGCTTATAGATGCTACAAGACAGGTGAAGGCAGGCCAATGGGCAGCCACAACACCGGTGTCTTAGGTCAGATTATGAATCAACTCAACAACAAAGACGGAATCACTGCTATGGTGGTGAAGGCTAAGGAGATGGAGCTATGAGTGACGGAGGTAAGGGCAGCGCCCCTAGAAAGACGCAAGACCAAGAGGCATACAGCAAAGGATGGGATGCTATTTTTGGCACACAAAAACGACAGAAAACCGATGAAGTGTGCGCTATAATGGACAAAAAGGGTGGTTTTGTACAGGATGGTGAACAGGTTTCAGACAATGAGATCAAGTGATGTGGACAGGCTAATCAATCAGATGATAGAGAACAGGAGAGAGAAGATGAGTGTTGAGAGTATCAATTTGTGGCATAAACGTGCTAGACCGTCCCCTAAGTGGGAAGACTTTGAGGTTCAGCTGGGATGCCACATCGAAGAGTTTATTGAGCAGATGGATGGGCTGTACTTGTCAGATGTCTCAGATCGTGCTACAATAGGAGCAGCATTGGACGCTCTTGAAATGTTGGCAATGCGTCTTAAGCAAGGTACACTGGACATTCGCATTAACGACCGAAAAAACTTTCTTAAGGAGCTGTGTGATGGTATGGTTACTGCTATTGGTGTCGCTCATTGCGCTGGTATGGATAGCGTTCGAGGTCTTGCAGAGGTGAGTCGCAGTAACTGGAGTAAATTTGACAAGGATGGCTATCCAACGTTCGATAAGAATGGTAAGATCAAGAAAGGTGACAACTTCTCACCTGCAGACATGAAAGGAATGGTGTAACATGGGTAAGATGAAGAACCTAGCGATTGATATGATTGAAACAAGGGATATTGAAGACACATTGGATGCTCGTGGTGAGAACTACGGACAGTACATTGATGTTAGCCTAACAGCACAAATGCTAAAAAACACGATCCGTAACAGTGCATCATGGGGGCATATGGAGTTCTACATGCAAGAGAGCCTTGACATGATTTGTAACAAGTTAGCTCGTATTGCTAATGGTAATCCGTATTACGATGACAGCTGGCACGACATCGCTGGTTATGCACGACTTGTTGAAACCGAACTGGAGAAAATCAAATGATGATCGAAATCAATGAGGAACAACTTGATGATGCTATATTGGAAAGTCTGAAAGGAAGCTATGACTATTTCAAAAAGCAGTATGAGAAGTATCTAGATGGGGGAACAGAGTTCATCAGCATCTTCTCTAATGATAAAGCTAAAGATATGTCTGAGTTGCTTAACCATTGCAATGCCTTTCGCTTAATCATTGAGTGGATGGGTGGTGAGGTTGAACCGATTCCTGACAGTAAGCTGACCTTTGTTGTAGAGAAAGCTGACGGAAGTGCTGTCTATAACATGAATTTTAGCACGGAAGAAGAAAATGCACTGCTTCGTCTAGGTGTTATCACTGCGTTGGAGCGTGGCATCGAGGAAGCGAAGAAGTATCACCCTGATTTTAAGGAGAAAACCGATGAATGACGTTGAACGCTTTTACGAGTCAGCTAGGAAACACTTTCCTGACAGTATCCCGTGGAAACAACTTCATCCAATGCAACAAATGATGGTTGTTCAGGGTGTTAACATGATTTTGGAGGTTATGCGTAGTGAGTAATGTGACGTTGGTGTGGGTAACCCCTGAAGCTGAAGAAAAGATTGCATACATGGCGCGTGTCAGTAATCCGGCTAATCAAAATAACCCGGAAACTGCACCGAAGCTGCTGTCGTATCTGATTAAGAATAACCACTGGTCTCCCTTCGAGATGGTTAACGTCTGTATGGAGATTGTGACAACGCGTGACATTGCACGACAGATTCTGCGACACCGTTCGTTCAGCTTTCAAGAGTTCAGTCAGCGGTATGCCGTTGCAGAACACTTCGCTATTTCCGAACCGCGAATGCAGGACACCAAAAACCGACAGAACTCTTTGGAGACTGATGATTATTTTGTTAAAACATGGTGGGACGCTGCTCAGAAACGTGCTATTAGCGATGCTTCTCAGCTGTACAATCAGGCGTTGGAGCAAGGCATTGCGAAAGAACAAGCACGAAAGTTGTTGCCAGAGGGGTTAACAGAGAGTACAATGTATATGAACGGTACACTGCGAAGCTGGATTCACTACTGTAACATCCGTTGCGAAAAAGCAACACAGAAGGAACATCGTGAAGTAGCAGAGCAAGCCCGTGCTATAATCAACTCATTGTTTCCATCACTGGAGATTTGATGTGTATTACAAAGTTGTAGAAGACATCCTTGACGAGTTTAACTTTAATCGTGTGTTAAAAACAATGGAAGCATTGGATTGGAGTTATTATCACGTTGATGGCCCTATGTATATTTCTGATCTACGTAGAGCAGCACGTGAAGTTCTTAATCGTGCTTACGAAATGGAATGTAAAGATTGGATTTTAGTGCGTTCTGGTGGCTTTCAAGCAACAAAGGCATATTTTGGCAACAGTGAATATACACTGACGCTTGATTTTGTGGTAACATCAACACAAGACGAATTTAACTTGGAGCAATAACATGACGCTGGAAGAGGCAAACGAGATCATTGACCGTGTGTCTAAGATGTGGCCCTTTGGTCGGTTAAACGATGAACAGTTGAAAGAGGTTGAGGAAGCGTACAAACTTGTCCGCGCTGCTCAGCTTAACAAACTGATCACCGACACCCCGGAGGCACCGTTTTGAGGGATAACAAGTCTCCCATGACGCTCTTCCTAGACATCGAGACCGACACAACCCATCGTAAAATCTGGATGTGTTACACGTACGATACGGAATCTGCACAGTACATATGTCACAAAGAACCGAAGACTCTCATACCCTTGATAAACAAAGCCGACAAAGTGATCGCACACAACTTAATCGGCTTCGATGGGCCAGTATTGAATCGCTGCTGGGGGACGACGCTCTCCTTGAAGAAATCGATGGATACGTTGCTTCTCAGTCGTTTATTCAGTCCCGACATCGAAGGGGGTCACAGTCTCGACGCATGGGGCAAACGTTTGGGCGGGAAGAAGAAGAGTGACTATCAGCGTCTGTATTGGCGACGTAAGGGTGTTAGACAGTATGACAAGAAAGATATGTCGCACTGGAACAACCCTGATATCCCACTGATGGCTGCGTATTGCAAACGAGATGTCGAGTTATTGGTTCGTGTTTATGAAAGATTGAGCAATGAAGTCAACGACTGGGGTGAGTCGATCGCGCTTGAACACGCTGTGGCAAACATTGTGCGACAACAGGAAGAACGAGGCTTCTTCTTCGACCGCAAGGCTGCTACGTCGCTACTATCGCAGGTTTCTAGTGAACTTGCTGATATTGAAGGCAACTTGCAAAGTGTGTTTCCGCCGATCGTTACAGAAAGGGTATCTGCGAAGACTGGTAAACGCCTTAAAGACGATGTGGAGATGTTCAATCCCGGTAGTCGTCAACAGATTGCGAAACGTCTTCAGGGGCTGGGTGTCAAGTTTGACAAGGTAACAGAAAAAGGTAACATCATCATCGACGAAAGGGTTCTGTCAAAAATCGACCTACCCGAAGCGAAACTGATGGCACGATACCTGTTACTCCAAAAACGTGTCTCACAGATTTCATCGTGGTTCGATGAGGTGAAGGATGATGGTGCTATTCACGGTCGTGTTATCACTAATGGTGCTGTTACTGGTCGAATGACCCATCATAGCCCTAACATGGCACAGATTCCTAACAGCGGGTCTGAGTTTGGCCCTGAGTGTCGTGCATGTTTCAAGGCTAGGGATGGTTATTCATTAGTAGGTGCTGATGCTAGCGGCTTAGAGCTGCGAATGTTGGCACATTACATGAGGGATTCGGCGTATGTCAAAACTGTCGTTGAGGGATCGAGTAAGGACGGAACGGATGTCCACACGAAGAACCAGAAAGCAGCAGGGCTACCAACGAGGGATCATGCAAAGACGTTCATCTATGCGTTCCTCTACGGTGCTGGGCCGGGAAAGATCGGTTCTATTGTTGGGGGTGGGCCGACAGAGGGTAAAAGACTTATTTCCAGATTTCTTAGGGCGACTCCCTCCCTACAGAAACTACGAGATAAAGTTGCCGTCTATGCGGGTAAGGGCTATGTACCGGGGCTTGATGGTCGCAAGATATGGGTACGCTCCGAGCACGCAGCACTTAATTCGCTTCTTCAGGGGGCAGGTGCGATTGTGATGAAAAAAGCGTTGGTACTGTTGCAAAAGAAGATAAAGTGTGCTAGAATAGATGTACACTTCGTTGCTAATGTACACGACGAGTGGCAGATGGAAGTTGAGCAGGGAAAAGAGGAAGTTGTTGGTAAGATGGCAGTGGAGGCAATCGAAGAAGCAGGTCGCTACTTCAACCTACGCTGTCCTTTAACAGGAGAGTGGAATGCAGGACTAACTTGGAAGGATACCCATTGAGTGAATTAGAAGAGATGATTCAAGACTCTGAAGCCCTAGTTATTTTGTCAATTACAGATGGAAACTTGTATCTGTACTTCAGCGAAAACATGGAAGAAAGCACTGTCTTGGATATGCTGTCAGCAGCAACAACGAAGCTGTATCACATGGTCGATACAGACCCAAACCAAACGTTACATTGAAAAAGGAAACAGTCATGAGCACTCCCGTTATCAAAATCAAAGCTGAAATCATGTGGGCATTCCTCGCTAAGAAGAATGACATGAGCGAGAAGTATCAAGTTGACCTCTGTCAGCTGTCCGACAAAGCTGTCGAGGCATTGGAAAAGCTGGGTGTTACCGTCCCGTACAAAGAGGGCAAAGGTCACTACATCACCTGCAAGAGCACTAACCCCATCCGTATCTTTGACGATGGCGGTGCCGAGTTGGATAACGAAATGGCATTGGGCAACGGCTCTGAGGCTAACGCTACCATCGGCATCTACGAGTGGGAGTTTAAGAACAAGAAGGGTGTTAGCCCGACGCTGCGTAAGCTGGTCATCACCAAGGTAGTGGAATACGCTGCTGCTGGCGCTGACGCT